TCACTCAAACCGCGTCTCCTCGTTGATCACCCTGACGATATCGCCCATCGGATAGACGAACATACCCTCTCTGCCTACAAAACGTCGAATGGCGCCCTGCCGGCGCCATCTGTTGACGATTTGAGGGGTCAGCCAGGGATAGCGCTCAAGGAGCTCATTGTGTGTGATCATCTCCTCGAAAGTCACCGGGGGAAAGGTGCGATCTGGCATTCTGAAATCCTTGACTCCAACCTTTATCATGACACCTTAAGCGAGCGCGAAACAGGAGATTTCAATGTCAGATAATTCATCAGCTCGTCTGGACGGAGACACTCCGGAACAGGTGGCTTTTAAACTTTTGGTTTTGGTTGGCACAACTGAAAACAAAATGCACTCTGATGGAAGAATACAGTCCGGTGCCGATCGGCAGTGGATTCTCGATACCTATGCCGAATGCCTTGAGGCAACGAAAGGAAATAGGTCTTTTAAATCCAAATAGCCTGTTGTCGGGGATGTGCCCAGCAAACAGCATCGTTACATCGCCTGGACCTTAAACGGAATGCGATCAAGAAGGCCGCCGTCGAGCGGCTGGCCTTCCTCCATCCGGATTTCTTCCAATTCCTGCAGCAGCTCGTTGCGTTTGGCGATCGTCATCGAGCTACGGCCGGCATAGCCGTTGCGGGTGATGACCCCGCCCACCTGGCTGCGCTTCATCAGCAGCAGCCTGCCGATAGCAGAATCAGGGTAGCCGATAAGCCAGAGAACGCAGGCAACGTACTTCTCGCGTTCGCCATGCCATTTGCGGATCGGCGCTTTTGCTCGGGACGGCTTTCTGTCTCTCGTCATGAGCGAATCCTTATCCGCCCGTTCTTGATGTCGATCGTCATCTTGCCGTTGTTGCCTTCGATCAGGCCGGCTCTGATGGTGCCGATATCGGCAACGGCGAGCTTCATCCCATCTTCACCGAATGTGACGACACCTTGCCCGCCCGTGCCGTCTGGAGCGACAAAGATAAAGCGATCGGCATAGTGGATTTCACGCGTCTTCAGTTGGCCGCCTTCAAGATATGCTTCAAGAAGAATGGCACCGAGCGCGGCCTGCTCGCCCTTTTTGGCGCGCACGCCGATTTCGACGTTGGCGAGTTCGTCATCAACGGTGTTGGCCTTCATCGAAAGGTAGCCTTCCGCCAACACATTCCCCATCTCGGCGCGGACAGCAGAAAGGCGGCGGGCCATGGCGCCTTCAGCCGTGACGCGGGTTTCACGCTCATCGATGACGCTGGCGACTGCGCCGCCCAGCTCCGATCGCATCACGTCACGGTCAAGCTTGGCGTCCATGTCGCTGGTGGCGACGGACATCGACAGGCTTTCGACAATGCCCGCCAGTTGGTCCATCTGGTGCTGCAGCTCCATAATGCGGTTTTTGACATCGTCACGAACCTGCCCGAGCCCAACGGTAATATCCGAGCCGTCAATGTTCGGCGTCCGGACAGGCAACCAGCCGCCCCACTCGGTCGGGCGGTTCGACGCCGGCACAAATTTTCCACGCGCCTGATAATCCGCATTGCCGGCCAGAACGGCATTGAGAACCCATGCATAAGGCGGCTCGTACATAACGGTGGCATCGCCGCTGTCAAACACGAGCTCGTCAGTCGCGGTCAGTTTCACCTGGACGCGAATATAGCTGACATCGTCCTGACCGGGCGCGCAGCGCACTTCGATCGTGGGATAACGGGGATTGCCTTCAGCATCCGGAAGCGTCGCCGGAAACACCTGCCAGCCGTACATCGGCTGCGGCGGTACCGGAACGGGACCAATCCAGCCAATGACGGGCGGCACGATGATCGACGGCGGATCATAGTCGGACGGATCGATTTCCTTGATGACGACACGCTGCAGGCGGCCGGCAAGCGGAATTGCCCGCACAACCAGAAACTTCTTGTTGGAATAGCCGTTTTCGTCGCTCGACCATGCAACCGGGTCGTTCGGTTCAAGCGGAGCCGCATTGGGCGGCAACGTCAGTTCATGGGTTCGCCAGCGCTGTTCATCGAGAATCATCGTCGATGTCAGCGACTGCACCTGCGCGGATATGAACACGGCATCGAAACGGAAGGATACAGCCAGGCGCTCGCCATCGTCTCGGGCCAGAAGCTCGGGCGAAGACTGTTCCGGAGCATCCTTGTCGGCCCAGCGCTGCGCCGGTTCTGGATAGACGCCCGTAATCGTATTGTGAGTGTTAGCGATTGTGGGAAACGGTTCGAAACTCTGATCTTGGGTGACGACAATTTCGCGATCGGAAAAGCTGTAGACGGCAGCGCCTGGCGCGCCAATGAGCAACTTTAGCCGGCCGCCAACTTCCGCAAGCCGGCCGCTGCAGCCGAGGCGCAAATCTTCGATGACATCAAGCCCATCACGATCTACCGACACTTCCAGACCGCCTCGGAACTGGCGACGACCGCCGCCCATGTCGCGATCGGCTTCGTTCAGCGCAGCGATCCATGATGAAACAGGGAAACGATAGGAAGAAAAATTGCGGCCACCATGAACCCAACGCCCATTGTAATAAATGCCGCGCGCAATGTTGTAGATCATCAGCGGCAGGTTATCGCTAGTTTCCCAAGTTGAGGGATCATGCCAGCGGTGAGCGCCGTTACCGCCGACGCTGCTGTCCTTGCGGATGTCATAGAGGCGCATCGGCCGCGGCTGATAAAGACCCTGCGGAAAACCGTTGCGGAAGAGCTCCTCGTGGCGACGAGCGGTGACAATGACCATCTGGCAACCGCGGCCGATCATCGTGTCCTTGTATGGACGTTCGGCCCGGCCGGCGAAGCGCGACAGCAAAAAGCTGTCGGCCGTGGTCTGCGATCCGTCGAGATACTTGAACCAGAGATAGTCTTTACCATCACGGCGAAACTGCGCGACGGGAAAGCCCCGGCCGTCCGGATGCGGTTCATTCCAAAGGATCGTACCGGCCGTGTCACCGAACCAGGCAGCGTCCACTCCATGTGGGCCGGCATAAGATGGCAGGCAGGAAATCTCGATGAGTTCCGTTGCATAGGCGTTCGGGGTGTTTTCTTCTTCACCCCAACTGCCGAAATAGACACGGCGTCCGGCCGTTGCTCTGGTACCAATAAGATAAGAGCGTGGATTGCTTTCCCCCATTTGGATCGACAGTTTGACGCCGCCGGTGCTCTGCTGGTTTCTACGCGCTTCCTTTCGGGCCTTCGCCTGCTGGTACAGCGACATACCGACATTGATGGCAAGGCCGATAGCAATCTTGATGAAAGAGCCTGCAGAAAAAATAGGTCCAGCGATGGCAGCGATAAGGCCACCAACCGGTGCGGCCTCGGCCACCGAAACCATCAGAGTAAAGGCAATGGCCCAGAGGAATCTTTTCAACATTCTCAGCCAACCCTGAAACACATGGCGGCATCGAGGAGATCGACCGTGCCGATACCTGTTTCTCCTAGAACAAAAATTCGCTCCCCGTTGACGACGCCGAGCGCGTGGCCGATCGGGCCACCGACATCGATTGCCGCGATATCGCCAACACGGGCCTCACTCGGATGGATCACCGGCAGTATCGAAGCGACCAGTTCGCCAAGCGTCTCGAAACCAAGATCGCGGATCAGGCGGGCCGCGCTGGCGGCGTCATGGTACCGGCCGACAACAAAGCCGGCCACGTCAACGCCGGTCTGCGCTTTGACGAGGCGGCCGGCGAGACCAGGGCCGCAATCATGATCGTACCAAGCGAAGGGCTTGGCCTTGATGTCATCAATGGCTAGTTCGAATTGCCGTCTCCAGTCGGCCAAGCGGGTGAGTTCGGTCATTTCGTCCCCCACGGGACTTCCCAGGTGTCCGCTTGGCCGGCGTAAATAAAGAACTCATCTCCATCCCGCAGGCGCTGCGCCTCATAGGAGGTCTTTTCCGGATTGATATGACCGCCCTTCGGTGTCGCCTTCTTTTCTGAGCACAGGCTGCGCGCGGTGTCGTCGTGAGCGCCGATCGGCGGCGTGTTGTCGTTCATCACCCTTCAACCCTCAATGGTGGCGACCACAGCGGTTGCTGCAGTTACCCTTCGAACACGATAGGGCGGCATGAATCCTGCAGGGACATCGACGAATTGCAGTGGCGTACTGCCGTCGTCGTTTGCGGGTACAATTGCAATGTCTCCGGCGGTCAGGCAGATCACGCCTTTTACGATTTTTGGCAGATCCGATTGCGATGGGGTAACAATCCGCGACCGGACACCAGGCGACGATGGCGTCGGCATAAAAGTTTGAAACGGGTCATTTGGCATCGCTAAAATCCTGTGATTGTTGATGTGAAAAGGCGGCGGCGAGGGCCAACCCACAACCCGCCGCCGCCTTACGCCCGCCGACCTCACGCCGGCGCTGCGATGCTTTATGCTGCTTCAACCCGGATGAATTTCACCGCTTCGCTATTACGCAAGCCACCACCGGTGCGGCGATAGGTGTAAAACAGGACGAACGGCTTCTGGGTGTAGGGATCCTGCAGAAGCTTGTAGCCGGCCTTGTCGACGATCACGTAAGCTCGCTTGAAGTTCCCAAACACGACGGGAAAGGCACCTGCCGAGATATCCGGCATATTCTCGTCGATCTCGACCGGGTATCCGAGAAGTGAGGGAAGCGCGCCCGACGTCAGCCCATCCTTCCAGATATAGTCACCATTGTTGTTTTTGAATTTGTCGATCGTGCCAGCGGTGTTGGAGTTCATAAGCCAGCAGGCACCTTGCCGATATGGTGAGCGCAGCGCCCAAACTGCGTTTTTCAAACCGTCCGGGGTGAGCGATGTAGCTGCTCCGGAAGCAAGACGCTGAACAACGTCAATCTTACGGCTTTTATCATCCCCAACTTCTGTCGGGTACGTTAAAAGACCTCGGGGCTTTTTGATGCCGTCGCCGAGAAGTGCCGCATATCCTTCAGTCCGGCCGAACTTGTCCGCGATCTTTCCTTCGAGCCAGGAAGAGATATTCCAAGACGAATCGTCAATCATTCGCTGCGACACTTTGGGCATCGCATAGATTTCGTGAACAGGAATCTGCAGAAGCCCAACCTGCGGAGTGGAAGTCTCTGAGCGCGTTTCCGTCTCACTCACCCAGCTGGCGCCGAGATCATCCAGATCCCGCGGCTCTTCCCAGGCGTCGCCTTCGGTAATTGTCTGCACATCGGCAAGCCGGCGCATCGGTGACTGGTCAAAAAGCCTCTTGTTGATCGAAGCCGACAGAACGGGAAAGACCGTGTAGCCGCCGTCCGGATCTGAACCGACGGTCATCGTTTTCATTTCGTCGGCCGTCAGATGGTTTGACGGACTGAAGTTACGCGATCCGGATTGCAAGAAGCTGCGGATTGCCTTCGTTTCGACGGCTGCCGCCTCGGTATTTTCACTGAGGTTGCCGCCAGCAGCTGAGATTACACCCGGCCGGTTCAGCTTTTTCTCGATATTCGTCACGCTCTCCGTAAATGGCTTCACCGCATCGGCGATCAGTTTTGCGACCTTCTTTTCAGTCCGTTCTTCGACAGACTTCGCGACCTGCTCAAGGGCATCGTCGAGATCGTCGCCGTCCTCGGCTGCCTTCGTCTCAAGCCCAAATCGATTACGCATTTTCAGTCCTCTTCTGAAAGCCGGTCAGCTGCCGCGCGCAACTTGCGCGCCAGGTCGGACCGATTGGAATTATAGGAATGGAGGGTGCCAGCGGCTTTGAAGCCGGATGCGGTCACCTTTTTCGCGAACGCTTGTGAAAAGCCGAGATCATGTAACATGCGCTCGAATGCTTTTGGGGATGTGATCTCGCTTGCGTCGAAGTGGCCTTTCACCGACGAGATCAGCGCCTGATCATTCGAACCCCATGTCACGATGCTGACCTCCTTGAGGTCAAGCTCATCAAGCCAGCGCTTCGGATCGGATGGTTTTGCGCCGCCCGTACGCTGCCGCTTTACGCGATAGCCAATCGACAGGCCGTCCAACTCACCGCTCGTCAGGCCCTCGTAGATGAGCGCCCCGCGGTCAGTGCTCATTCCGAATAGTCGGCCTTCGACGTGAAGGCCCTTGCTGTCTTCTTGCATCGCCGTCCACTGGCCCACCGGCAGCATGTCGTCGGTTGGTCCGAAGTAGCCGCCGTGCTGCAGTAGCATTTTCGGAAGCCGACCTTTTGCTTCCCATTCCTTCAGGTTCTTACTGAAAGCACCGCGTTCGATGATGTCGCCGTGAGAGTCGATGTTGCCGAAGACTGCTCCGTATCCGGAAAAGGTACCTGCGCTCTTGCCCCGTTCGAACTTGAATTCGAATGTCGAGCTCAAAGGCCCTGCACGCTTTGTTTCGAAGGTGTTGTTCACGGTTTCAAGCCTTACGGGTAGCGCTATGCGCTGTGGATCACTGCATCTGTGATCATCCCGCCCAACATCACGTTGGCGCTTGTGGAATGACGGGGCCCGACCGTCACGGCCGCGACACTCCGATTTGAAGCCACTCAAGAATCGCCGATCTGCTCGATTTCGTCAATCCCCGCCAAATGTGCAGAGCCAAAACTGCCCAATCCCCTGCGGCATAGGCCTTGCAGGTCGAATTTTCCTGAAAGGGGGGGGCGCTATTTTGCTCGCACTGCAAATGAAGGCCCCGGGCGGTCTGCCCCCCAAAGGCGCCAGGCATTTGACCCGCCCCCCGGTCCGCGATCTGGGGGCGGCTCATGCCGCCCCTGCAGGTGGAGGCATCAATCAAAGCCCGCCTCCTGGACGTCTTGCCAATTGTCACGCCGATCGGCCGGCACATCGCGGTACCGGGATTGATCACGCCGATTGAGCTGATCATAGAACGCGCGCTGCGCCGGATTGAGCTGAGCACGAAACGCGTCTTCAGCGGCGATGAAGTAACGAGACAGAGGAGTATCTTCCGCCATCACGCCGCGCCTCGCGGGTCAGGCCTACGGTCGGTAGCACGAAGGCCTCTGACCTTGGCAATCACTTCAGCTTCGAACTCGTTGGCCAAGGAGTAGGCGCGGTCAACATGGATGCCGGCAAGAATATAACGAAGCTGGAGCCGTCCCACTTCGTCGAGCATCTGCTGGCGATCATCCTTGGCACCATGTACTCGGGCAGCCGACGCCTCTATCCAACGGGTCAGCCGTCGTGGCGGGAATGCCAAGACTGTGGCAGATAGGAGATGATGGAAGTCAAGCTGATCGGTCATTGGTGGTTTCTCCTGGGGCAGAAGGAAGCGCGTCCGCCTCGTCTCGGGTGATAACTCGGCAGACACCTTGTCCGTTGGCGTCCCATTGCATTCTCGCAAAGCTGAGTTGGCCCGATTCGGCTCGGTGTCTGACGACGATCGTGTAAGGGCGGCGCGAAACGATTTTGTAGACATTGCCCGAGCCGAGTACGGGTATATCGATCGGCTGATTAACTTGATGTGCTTGAGGGCCCGCGCCATCGCGCGCGAGCGCGTCATCACTATCCGATACATAAGAAGTAGATGATGGATCAGTTTCTGAAGGAAACTGATCCTCTAACCTCTCATCTCTGATAACCGCGCGCGTCTTGTCTACGTCCGTAGAAATCGTGCCTTGTTTTTGCTTGCCTTTTTGGTGCCGCGTTGCAACGTTGCTCCGGGCTATCTGTGACCGGGCAGTGATGTGCTCCAACTCACCTTCAGACAGCGCGGACCACAGCTTTCCGTCCTTCGAAATGATGAGCCCGGCCTCGATAAGCGCTGCCCGCGCAGGCTTGAAAACGCGCATATCCGCACCCACGCGGCGGGCCAGGCGGCCGATGTCATCGACGATCGGCTCCGCGTGGAGATGCATGACGGCGAGGAGCTTTATGTAAACACCAGCTTCGCTCGGTGTTAAATCGCCGGTTTCGGAAAGGAAGTCGCTGGCGAATATGCGAAACCACGGGAAGACTTTCCCAGCCTCTGACTTTGGCTTCTTTTCTGTCATTCCGCATTTTTCCCGGTTTATTCCGAACGATTTCCACGATGTGTCCGCGCCGGCCGTGAAGCCGGCGCAGCGCCTATGCAACTGGCCCGTTCCAGATTTCGCGCCAGTTATGGATGGTGCTCCGGCCGGAGATCGGGCCGTATTCCCGGCTCGTCTCTTCGAAGTCGAGCACCTTGATGACGAGCTTTTCCAGCATCGGAACGCCGGTCGGAGATATCTCGTGCATCTCGACCGAAAAGCCGTGCGGGGCGCTCTGGCGGAGGATCTCCGCTGCTTGCTCGAGGTGGAAAAGCGCTTTGCGCAGTTCTTCTGGGAGGTTATTCGCCATGATCACGATCTCCCGGCCCGGCCGATAAAGGCGACAACGACCTCTTCCGTCAGTGCTTTGTTGTCGTAAATCGCGTCAGGCAGAACATTCCGCAAGTATGCGCGCCGCAACTCGATTTCTGACGCTTCCGAAGGTCGCGCTGCGCAGATCTCAATCAAGATCTCGTCGACAGGGCCTAGTGCCATTCTCACCTCGTCCTGTTCAACCAGTCCCCAATCATTGAGCTGGAACAGCCGTTCGTGGTTGGCGATTGCGCCGATATGTTCTGCGACCAATTCGCGGACCGGGACTGGTCCGACGGCCGGTCTGCTGATATTCGTTTTCATGTTCAGATTTCCTTTCAAGGGATAGAACCGTGGTCCGGAGCGGTTGCAGCCGCTGCTGGACCATTCTGTTTTACGATTGGCATCAACAGTCGCGCAGCCATCGCATAGGTCGAGATCGTCTCAGGTCGGCGATCGACATAGTCAGACACCCAGGCACGAAGTGTCGTCGGCAGGTAGCTGTCATCATTCCAGAGCTTACCGAGAGCTGTAGCAGCGGAAATTTCGGCTCCATCAACCTTCACATTGCGGGGATCGTCGGGTCCGCCGATCCCAAGAGCCGTGCATACGTCCATGAGTATTTCGCGGTTGCGGGTCATGCCTGTCTCCTTGCAAAAAGCTTATCGATCCGGTTGCCGCCATCATCCGGCAAATCCGTGAATGCTGCATCGAGGCTGATACGGTCCCAGACCGTCCGTCCATCAATGCGTTTGGGCTTTGGCATCCGACGGGCTGCTACCAACTCGTCGAACTTTGTGGTGCCGACACCGACGTATCGGGCGGCTTCCTCGCGGCTGAGACCGCGAGGGGCGTAGCTGAGACTGTCTTGCAGCTTGCTCATGCCGCATCCTCGTTCGCTTCGCTGCCAACTGCCTTTTCCAAGCAGACGAGGATTTCGGAGTTCATCGAACGGCGGTTGGCCGCCGCCCTCGCCTTCAGCTTTTCGCGCATACCTTCAGGGAGCCGTAGCTGAAACGGTCCGCTTACGGGTGATTTTTCATCCATCTCTTGCCCTTCGTAAACCGAACAGTAACCACCGTGGTTACCATAATGTCAGGTAACCACCGTGGTCCATTGAAGTCAACACCACGGTGGTGCATAGTTTAAGAAAACTGAAAGGAATGAATGTGGGCCGGGAAGATCCTCAGCTTAAACTTCGATTGTCCGAAGAGTTGAAGCATCGCGTGACCGAAGCTGCGCGCCGAAACAATCGATCGGTAAACGCCGAAATCGTGAGCCTCTTGGAAGACGCTTTCATTACGGAAATCTATGCGGAGAACATGGAGAAACTCGCTATAGAGCGGCAGATCAAGCGTCGAAACGACGAGGCGGCGTCCGTGGACGCCCGCCTGACTGCGATCGAGGGCAAGCTCGATCAGCTCCTCACGGAGAAGGGCAAGAAATGACCCAGGAACGCCGCCCCTACCTTTCCAGCTTCAAAGACCGCCACGGCCGCACACGCTGGCGCTACAGGCGGTCAGGGCAGACGATCCCCATCCACGGCGAACCAGGTGAGCCCGATTTCGAGGAAGCCTACCAGGCAGCGCTGGAGGGCCGAGCACCGCGGAAAGCAGAGGTGATCAAGCATCCGGGTGCTACTGTGCCCAAGAGTTTCAGGGACGCGTGGAAGCGCGTCCTGCGCACCCCCGAGTGGATCAAACACGACGACTCGACGAAAGATAAGAACACACGCCTCGCAGAAGAGTTTCTAAGGCTAAAGGTCGTAGCTGACGATCCGGCGCTCTGGGGCGACATGCTGATAGAGGACTTCAAGCGGCGGCACGCTAAAGACATCCTCGCCCGCTTCTCTGAAACGCCTCATAAGGCAAAGCACCTTTTGGTCGCCATCAGGAAAATGCTTCACGTTGCACTCGATGAGGAGTGGATCGAAATCGATCCAACTTACAAACTCTCCTATCGGCCGGAATACAAGGGCTGGCGGGCGTGGACGGAAGTGGAACGCGCTTTGTTTGAAGCGCGGTGGCCTCTCGGATCGGCACCGAGAACGGCATACGCAATGGCGCTTTGGCTTGGCAACCGCCGCTCCGACGTTGTCCGCTTACGATGGGACTGGTTCGACTTTCAGAAGGGTGCGGCAACAATCGAAACCAAGAAGGGAAAAAAGGGCCTGATTTTGCCTATCACGCCGATGCTGCGCGAGGCACTTGTCGCAGTGGAGCGAAAAGGTGAGACGATCCTCGTCACTCAGTACGGCAAGCCCTTCTCGGAGAAGTCTATCACCGGGAGAATGCGCGTCTGGACGAAAGCTGCAGACATGCCCACAGGGTGCACGCTGCACGGCCTCAGAAAAACTTTGGGGAAAATGCTTGCCGAGAGCGGCGCATCAACCAGGCAGTTGATGGAGATGCTGGGGCACGATGACATTGAGCATGCCGAGCTTTATAGCCGCGAGGCAGAACAGCAGCGCATGGCGCGCGAGGCGATGACGAGACTGACCCGTCAGGTGCATAAAAAACCCAAGGGCTAA